TACAATTTCTTTTTTAACAGAATTATATATTTTGGTATTTGAAAGAAAATTATCTATTTCCATTCTATTTGGATAATTAGAAGTCTTTACAACGATAGTAAACCCATCTTTATTATTGTTTTTTGCTAAATCAATAAATTCTTCCTTTTCCTTAAAAATAGTCATATATAATCTTGAATATTCTGATCTTTTTATTAATATCCCTATATTAAAATCTAATCTATTTTCATTATAATCTACATGAGATTCATCTACATTATTTATGATTTGATGAAGAACAATATCTGCTTCATTTGTAATGTTATCAATCTTTTCTATCAAAAATTCTATAAATTGCATATTTGCTCTCCTTAAAAAAATAAAAATTATTATCATTGATTATAAATATATGTAAGTATTTATCTAAAGGAGATTTTATAATGGGATTACTTAGCGATCTTGGTGTGGAAGGAACAGGAATATATCATCCACAACATAAAAATAAATGGAAAATAAATTTCTTTTGGCTTTTGGGAGATGCAAAACCATTGACATTACAGGCAATATCTGCGGATCGTCCAAAATTAAATTTTGATAAAATAACGCTAGATAGATATAATACAAGAGCTTTTATTGCTGGTAAATACACATGGCAAACAATTAATATAACCTTTGAATCTGATCTAGGTGGATTGGTTGTAGCTGCTATTCAAGGACAATTAGAACGCCAACAAAGAATTATTGGCCCATTTTCTGCCCCAATGTTACCACAGACCGCAGCCGGACAAGATTATAAATTCGGTTTACATATGATAATGCTTGATGGCGATAGGATTCCATTAGAAATTTGGAAAATTGATGGATGTTATTTTGAAAATGTAGATTGGGGTGATTTAGATTATTCTGCAAGTGAAGTTGTAAAGATTGTAACAACTATAAGTTATGATCATGCACGAGAAGAAATCTTTGGCGCTTACAGAGGAGCAAGAGCAAGCGGCGGAGCCAGTTAAATATAAAAATAATATAATTTTTAAATGGCTTCCAACGGAAGCCATTTTTTTATAAATAGATTATATGATTAATATATTTAAAACATTTAATAAGGTGATAAATGTATCACCATTAGAAGATAAATTTACATCTTCAGTAAGAGCGTATACACAATCCAATATAAAACAAGGATCATCTTCATCTGTATTAATAGAAAATATTGATGAATCTAATAAAATTACAATTGAAAAATATAAAAAATATTTTTTAAATAATGATAATAATCCATTAATTTATGGATTAAAATTATTAGATAGAATGAGTATGATAATATCTAATAAATCATATACTGGAACATTGGAATTATTTGAAAATAAATTAAATGTTCCTCCATCTAAAATGAAAACATTACCTTTAGATCAGGCAACAGACGTTGTATTAGATACACTGGAAATGATAATACCTGTAAAATCCGGAGTTCGAAATGGATTTAGTATTGCATTAGCATTTAATATATTAAGTGGGTCTATAGCAGAAGAAGTAAAAATTGGAAATAAAGTTTTTTCAACATATAATAAAACAACATTTATATTGGGTACACAAACTATTAAAGAGTGGGTTTATAAATGATTTTGCGGGAATCAAAATTTGGAGTGGCATTATATGGACCGGCAAGAGAAATTAAAGATGATTTTGCTGGTGTAGATGCCCCAAAATTAAAATTTAATTTTACATTGACATTAGAATATTCTAATGTATTACAAGGCACTACAAAGGGCAATGAAGACCCTCTTAAAATTGATTTTGGAATAAAACAAATAACTCGTCCGGTTCCTAATATTATATATGAAGATGTTAATTATTATAATTTTATGACAAAGGTGGCAGTTCGTGTTGATTTTGGAATTATAACAGTAACATTATATGACGATAGACAAAATAGAGCGCATGATATTTTTAAAAATTATATGGAGGCAATAAGTCCAATAACTAAAAATAATAAAAGTCAGGCACCATTATTATATAGAGCAGGATTAAGTACAGCTTCTACTATAGGTCCACTTGACGAAGATGCTCGTAGTGGGGTAATAAAAAATATAAGAGTAACTCATTTTATAAATAATTCAGGAAAAAAAGTAATATATGATTATTTAAATCCTAAAATTCAAAGTGTAATTTTAGATGAATTAGATATGGCGACCTCTGAGGTAAATACTATAAGTTTTACATTTATATATGACACATTTAATATAATTCATGAAGGTGGGTCTGATACCTCTGGTGTGCCGAAAACTGAAAGTAATATTAAATTAGATGAATTACCTCTTCCACCAAATAAAGCGGCAGAAGAAATAAAAAGAAGAAATCCAGATGATGGAATTTTACCACCACGTCTTGCACGTATATAATCATGAGAAAATGGAAACAGGCGACTAAACCATTCCCGTTAAGAAATCCTCAAAAATATTTAGGAGACATCAGACAACTAAAATATAAATCTTCATGGGAAGAAGAAGCATTTAAAGTATGTGATAATAATCCATATATATTGGAGTGGGGATATGAAATAATTGATATACTTTATGTTATCCCTAGTATAAAAACTATGGGTAAATTACAAGTTAAAAAATATAAACCGGATTTATATGTTGTTGTTCAAAATGAAAATGGAACAGTTAATAAAAAATTAATTGAAATAAAACCATTTAAACAAACAAAAAAATCAAGATCAAGAAATCCTAGAATTAAATTGCAAGAAGATTATATTCATGGAATTAATACTTTAAAATGGAATGCCGCTGTTGAATGGTGTAAGGAACGAAATATAGAATTTTTAGTAGTTACTGAACGAGAATTGTTTGGAAATAGAACTAGAAAATAGAATATTTTATAAATACTTAATGTAATTAATATTTTGGAGTTTTAGATGAATAAATCAATTAAAGAGAATTCAGTAAGTGGATCAGTATCTGCACACTCTATTGCAGCGTTTCCAAATAGATTAGGTACAAAACGTAGAAACAAACCAAAAACTTTTAAAGATTATATTATAAACTTTTATAAGATATTAAATAATAAATTACATATGATTCCAGTTAATGCATATAAATTAGATAGTAAAAAGAAAAAATTAAAAATAGTTTCTTCTATTTCTGAAAGTTTTAATTTGGATAGTGTTCTTTCACAATTAAGTAATTTTGAAAATAAAAATACAAGAGATGATGAAGATGTAATTACATATGGCGTGGAAGATGATAAAGGTAACTTAATGAAAGTTACTATTTTAAATACACAAGCAAATGATTTTGAAACATATATAAGCGCATATCTTTCAGAATTGAAAAATTTTAAAGATGAGGGTGTAGATTTAAAAGATATTTCTTTAGCTGAATTATTATATAAATTAAAAGATTTATTTGATGTTAGAGATGTTGAATTTCCAAGTATACCGGAAGATATTATATATAATGCGGATGAAACGAGTACTACTGTATCCAATGATGATGTTGATATTCAAGATGAAAATGTTCCTCCTGATGAATTTGATTTAGAAGGCGAAAGTAATTTTGAGGATGAATTTAATCCGGAAGAAATAGGAGATGAAACGGAAGAAGGAGAAGAAATAATAGATGATGAATCGGTTGAAGATTTTTCAGAAATTGAAGATGAATCATCAACTCAGTCTATACTTATGAGTATAATAGATATGCTTAAATCTCAGGCAGAGGAACAAAAGGCAAGACATGAAGCAGAAGCAGAAAAAGCTAGGGCTGAGCAGGCGGAATATTCTGCTAGGGCAGCAGAGGCTACATTAAATAATAGAGAAGAATTAATAGCTATGCAAGCTGAAAAAAATGAACAAAAAAGTAAAGAAAAAGAAGCTAAAAAACAAGCTGATTTAGCTACTTATCGATATAAGAAAAGTAAAGGTATGCTTGATGATTCAAATCCTACATTTGAAGAATTTTCTTTTGATGGCGGCATATTAAGACATATTTTATTTGAAGAAGATATACTTATGGACCCCGCACTTTTGCGTAGGCAACAACAGACTGAATTAGTTGCATTACAAGCAGCATTAAGAAATGCTGCCACAAATGAAGAAAAAAATGCTATACAAAAACAAATATCATTATTACATAGAAAATTTATGATAAAACGGCAAGAAGCAAAAGCTAGACAAGATCAACAAAATGCAATTAATAAAACACGAGATGAAGAAAATATAAAGGATAAAACTCGTCAAAATAATAATGTACAACAAGATAATAGACAAGATAGTAGACAAAATCAATTATCAGAATCTGATATTATTATAGAAACTATAACAAAAGATGAATATGAAAAATTAGATGAAGCAGTAAAGCGTCAATTTAAAAGATATGGTAATAAAATTGTAAGAAAATTTAGATGTTATGGTGGTCCAAAAGATGGAAGTATGGTAACGGATGCTGCTGATTGTGGAATTAAAAAAAACCCATTAAAGGTTCGACAAGGTAAGCAATCTGCCAGATTAAAAAAGGGACAAAGAGTTAGAAAGACTAATATGACTAAACGTAAAGCGCCATCTAAAAGATTAATTAGAATGAATAAACTTTTACGAGGGGATACAGATGTTTCATCAACATCTGTGAAATCATCAACTGGTATGTAATAATGAAATTAATAGATGATTTAAAATTACAATTGGATAGTATTGATGATGGGCATGTAAAAAATATAATTAGTAAAATAAAAGAATTTATTTGTGAATATGAATCCAATATTGAAAATGATGAATGCACATGTGATGAAGAAGATATTGATGAATTAAATCAATCAATTGAAATTAAATCTTTAACACATCATCCAAATATAGAATTTATTGATAGTTCTAAAATAATAACAGAAGATAATTCTATAACAAATATTTGGTATGTTGATAATTTTGAATCCATTTCTGGAGCATGCAGCACGGGAAAAATAATATATAAAGATTCTGAATTATATATGAATATATGTGAACAAAATGGTAAAACAACTGTTAATTTACTAGTAACAATAAATAATGAATTAAAAAATATTACATTTATTTTAGAAAAGACTTGCAATTCTGCAAATAACTATGATATGATCTTCTACTTGTAATTAAAAATTAGAGGATTATATATGAAAAATCCATTTATGGTTTTCCATGAATTTATTTCCCCTTTGCAATGTGAAGATATTATTATAGGTAATAATAATATTTTTCCACAGGTGGATAAAGATGGTAATATAAAACCATTATTTTTTGGAAATACATTATCTGAAATAAGAATTCTTCCAAAATTAAAAGAAGAAATAATACCTTCAGTAGAGTCTCATTATGATGTTGATATTAAAGGAATAAAACCGTTTCAATTTGAATGGTTTCCTGAAGGGTATAAAGGTGATAAAACCACATATGTCTGTGAAAATTCAATAATGATTAATGAAAAATGGGAACGTTCAAATAATAATGATTTTGCTGCTATTTTATTTTTAAATGAATATAATGATAATCCAGCATTTGATTCTGATTTTGAAGTATATGGAGGACAATTAGAGTTTTTAACTCACGGATTTTCATTTAATCCTAGAAGGGGTACATTAATTATATTCCCCGGAGCACCTAATTTTATTAACAATACAGCTACTGTTACCGTAGGAGAATTAAATCAAATACGAATACATTTTGCAGCACATGAATTATTCGTGTATGATATGAACAAATTTTTAGGAAATTATAAAGTCTGGTTTAAAGGAGAGAAAATATGACAGATAATATTACATTACCATCTGATCCAATAGATAGAAAAAAAATTAAAGATGCTATTATTGAGGCATCTTATGTATTGGACGCTATTGAATCTAAAAGAGATCAACTTAAAGATATAATTGATGTCATTAATTCCGAGTATAAATTATCTAAAAAAATACTTAGAAAAACGATTCGCATATATCATAAACAAAATTATAATGAAGTTTGTGAAGAAAATAATGAATTGGAATTAGTTTGTGAAAGTTTATTAGGAATTGAAGATTAATTTTAATGTATATTTCATCTATGTTAGACCCGGACTATAAAAATGTTATAGTCTGGGAAAGAAAAAATGGTAAACGGATACGAAAAATATATGATCCAGAATTAAATTTTTATGTGAAATATAAAGATGGAGAATATAAAGATGTTTATGGAAATAATCTAGCAAAGTTGGAATTTAACACATCTAAAGAATATTTTCAAACCAGAAAAGAATTACGAATAAAAGAGATAGATTTATATGAATCTGATATTTCTTTAGAGCAAAAAATATTATCAAAGTATTATTATAATACTGCAATTCCTGAATTAAATATTGTATTTTTTGATATTGAGGTTGATTATGATAAATTTATAGGATTTTCAGGAGTAAAGAATCCTTATGCTCCAATTAATTCTATTTCTTTATATTTTTATAATACGAATGAAAGATTAATTATAACCATTCCTCCTCAATATAGTCCATATAATCCATCAGACACACAATACAGCATAGAAGACTGTTCGACTAAATTATTAGATTCTTGTAAGATAATTTTTTGTAAAGATGAAAAAGAATTATTAAATACATTTTTAGATTCTATTAAAGATTATGATCTAATATCAGGATGGAATTCTGATTATTTTGATGTTCCCTATATTTATAAAAGAATTAACAAAATATTAGGACCACGGTCTACTAAAAGATTATGTTTTCAAAATTCAAAAAATCCAATTATACGAGAAGTAGAAAGAGAAATTTTTGAAGGATTTAAGACAACAGAAGAAATTGTTATATTATATGGAAGAAAATCTATAGATTATAAAAGAATATATCAAAAATTTGTTAAAGAAAATAAATCATCATATTCATTAGATAATATTGCAAAAGAAGAATTATTAAATTATAAAAAATTAGAATATGAAGGATCATTATATGATTTATATAGAAATGATTTTATTTATTATCTTGAATATAATATGGTGGATACTGAAATTATTGTAAAATTAGAAGAAAAATTAAAATATTTAAATCTTGCTATAGAATTATCACACATGGCAACTACAGAGATAGAAAGCGTGTACGGAACTATACGACTTGCGGAATCCGCCATAATCAATTATTGTAATTATGTATTAAATGCTCGCGTACCGGATTCAAAACGACATGATTATTATTCCAAATATGGAGGAGCAATTGTATTTGAACCAGAGGCTGGAGAATATAATATGATTGGCTCTGTAGATGTAGAATCATTGTATCCAACGGCATTAATATGTATCAATGCCAGCCCTGAAACATTGATAGCGCAATTTGTAGAAAATGAAGCAGCATATATTAATATTTTTAATAATACAGGAGAATTATTAACTTTACATTATGAAGATGGAAATATAGAAACAAAAACAACTGATGAATGGAAAAAATATTTTCAAACAGAAAAATATGCATTAAGTGCATATGGTACAGTATTTTCTCAAACTAAAGATGGGTTTATACCTGCAATATTAAAAGAATGGTTTGATGAAAGAAAAAAATATAAAAAATTAATGAATGAATATAAAATTCAATTAGAAAACATCGATGAAAATAATTCTGAATATATGGAATTGAAATTGAAATTTGAATTATATGATAGATTTCAACATATTAAAAAAATTCAATTAAATTCATTATATGGTTGTATGGGCAACAAATATTTTAAATTTTTTGATATTAGATTAGCAGAATCTACAACAAAAACAGGTAGAGAAATATTATTTCATTTAACCCGGCAAATTGGTAAAGATTTAAATGGAAAATATGAATATCCTAATGATTCAGTTATATACGGGGACTCAGTAGCCAAAGATTCTTTATTATATGTGGATGACGGAAATAGTCAAACAATAGAAAATTTATTTGATTCTATAGATAATATTATTGGTGATAAGGAATATCATCACCCTGAAAATTTAAAGGTTTTAACTTATGATTCAAATATAAACAAGTCATGTTATAAACCAGTTAAATACATTATGCGACATAAAAACAGGAAAAAAATGTTCAGAGTGTGGTTTACAAACTCAACGTACATAGATGTAACAGAAGATCATTCACTTATGGGATATGTAAATGTACAAAAAAGAAAAACTTGTAACAGTCCTTTGCATGAAGTAAAACCAGAAGAAATAGGTAATGATATAAAAACTATTATTTGGTTAAAACGTATACCGCGACTATATAAATTAAATTCAAAAGAATATTCAAAAGAATTTTTTGAAATTATGGGTTTAGTTATTGGTGACGGCGGATGTCATTCTATAAATTCCGGAGTAGAATTATCATTAGGATTTAAAGATAAAGATGAAATAATTGAAAAGACAATAACCCCCCTTATTGAACAGGGATTGGCGACATCTATTATTCACAAAAAGAATGGACATGATATTAGAATTTGTGGAACTCGTTTATGGAGAGAACTATACAAGAATTTATATAATAAAAATGGTTATAAAAGAATACCGGAATGGTTAAAATTTGAAACTGAAGAAAATATTTGTAGTTTTCTTCGAGGATATTTCACGGCGGATGGTGGAATTTCTGGAAATTCAATAAAATTATCATCAATATCATTAGATAACATTTTAAGTGCTAGACACCTTTTATTTTTAGTTGGTATATCTTCTAATTATTTTACCGAAACTAAATTTAATTCTTATAAAGGAAAAATCTCAAATACTAAAACAAAAGCATTAATAGTTAAAAGTTCTATTGATTTTAAAGAAAAAGTTGGGTTTATTCTTGATAGAAAAAATAATAAAATAATGAATCCGGGAAAGAAAAGAATTTGTTTCAAAAATTATGATTTTGAAATAACTGAAGTTAAACACATAGAAGAGATAGAATATACTGATTATGTTTATGATGTGGAAATAGAAGACACTCATACATTTTTTGCTAATAATGTTTTAGTTCATAATACGGACAGCGCTTTTTTTAAAACATATACCGATAATTTAAATGATGCTAAAAAAATATGTAAACATATAGAAGATTCTATTAATGATAGTTACCCCGACTTTATGAAAAATAAATTCTTTTGCATTGAGAAAAATGCTAATAGGGTTAAAGTTCAAAATGAAATAATATCAGATTTAGGAATTTTTGTCAGTAAAAAAATATATCTTTTACATCTTATATACAAAAATGGATATAATGTTGATGAAATGAAAATTATGGGGCATGCAGTTAAAAAAACAACTATAACTACAATAGTAAAAGATGCATTAAATAATATATTGGAAAATTATTTTAAATTGCATGATTGGAAACAATTAAATAAAGATGTTGTAAAATTTAAAAATGTATTGTATGATAGTAAACATCTGGAAGATTATGGAATTCCGGGAAAAGTTAAAAAGGTGGAGTATTATACTGAAGAACTAAAGGCTAATCCATTGGTTAATTTGCCGGGGAAACAGGCACCTGCTATATTTTGGAATTTATGTTTAGAACGATATGAAGATAAGGAATCTATGCCAATAACTAGTGAAACATCCGTAAGGACATATTATCTTACTACAAAAATAGGAAGATTTAAGAGTATATCGGTGCCTGTGGATTTACATATAATTCCAGAATGGTTTACAGAAAATATTATTCCAATAATAGATAAAAATTATCAGATTAATAGATTAGTTGATAAAACATTATCAAATATATGTTCAGCAGTTGGAAGAGCCGTACCTACAGATAAGGCGGTATTAGCAGATGAGGTTTTAGTATTCGAATGATTATATTATCGAAAAAAACGGTAGATTTATTAAAAAATGTAGTAGAAACTTCTAAATTATTTAATATACAAATTTTTATAATAGATAAACAGGGAATTAGAGCACAGTCTGAAGAATCATATATTTTTTTATATAAAAAAGAAAATTTAGATTATCTGGAATTTGATTCATTATGTATTAATAGATTGCCAGAATTAAAAAATAGATTAAATTTTATAGAAACCATAGATTCTAAAACTTCATTTAATATAGCATTATCTGGAATTAAAAAATTAGATTCTGGAGATACTATAGTATCAAAATTAAATTTAATAAGTAAAAATACATCATTAGAAGTGGGATGTGGAAATCCTGCACAATATAAATTACCGTGGGGTGTTACCGATAATAATTTAGTGAAATTTACAATAAATAATGAAAGTATTGAAACTTTAGTAGCGTTTTCCAGAATAGTACAAAATAAAAATAAAGTAATAAATATTAAAAATGTTGAAAATGTAATTATAGTTACATCTACGGATAATGAAAGTGACACAGCTACACATATTATATCTAAATCTCCAATATTTTTAAATGGATTAACAGATTTTTCTTTTGTTTATAATATTAATAATTTAATTCCTGTTATGCGAGGGAGATTAGAAATAGAATTTACATTAACGGAAAGAGGTATATTAATATTGGAAATAAATGGTATAAATGCACTAATCTTTCCAGAAAAAATATCATAGGAATATTATCATGTTTAAACGATCCAAAGAAAAAGTAATAAATTTAATAATTAATTATTTAAAAAATAATCCAGAATTGATTGAAAATATTGTAATTAATTCTGATAACGTTATTTCTAATACAAAAAAACTTATAACTAATGAACTTAATAATGAGGAATTAATAAAATCTATAGGTATAAATGTAGAAAAAGCTAATACTAAACGTTTTGTTGAGGAATATGATATTAAAATTCGTGAATTGGAAGAAGAAGAACGAAAAATGTATAATTCTTCTGAACCATGGGTTAATGTATTTTCTAGAGGACACGATATAGAACGTGGAATAGAACTTAAAATATTTTGGAACCCGGCATTTATAAAATATTTAAAGGATCATGGAATAGAGGGTGATACTGAAGAGGCTGCTGTACAAGACTGGTTAGCAATGCTTAATATTGATATTTTAATAAATGATGTGTAATTTATGAAAATAAACAACTTATTAATAGATGGCAATGCTATTATGTATAAATATTTTTTTGGATTTAAAGATTCAAATTTAGAAGATATTAAACGTGCGGCATCTGTTAATATATTTTATAAAATTCAATTTTTATATAAAAAATACAATATAGATAATATTATCATAGTTTTTGATGGGAAAAAATCATGGAGAAAACTTTATACTAGCGATAAAAACTTAGAAAAAATAACTCATAAAAAATATAAAGCTGGTAGAAGGGAAAAAATGACTAGGGCTGAAAGAAAAAAAATAGAAGAATTTGATAACTATTTGTCAATTTTTTCTGAATTTTTAACCACCAAAACTAATATAATATGTTTAACAGCAATGTATTTAGAAGGGGATGATTTAATAGCTGGATATATTGCAAAATTTAATAATGATAATCATGTTATTTATAGTTCAGATAAAGATTTTTTACAATTAATTAATAGTATTAATGGTACCGTAACATTAGTTGAAACAAAAAATGATGAAGAAAGAACATTGGATGAATGGAATAATGATCCAAAATTATTTTTATTTGAGAAATGTATTCGCGGAGAGGGAAGGGAACGAGATAATGTTCAAAGTTCATATCCCAGACTAAGAAAAAATAAAATAATAGATGCATATAATAATGATTATATTAAAAGTAATATAATGAATTATGAATTTGTAGTAGAAGAACTTAATGATAATGACGAACTCATTAAATATGAATATAAAACTAAACAATTATTTGAAGAAAATAAAATATTAATGGGATTAAATAACCAACCTGAATATATAAAAGAAATAATTAATAAAACTATTGATAATGGAATTAAAAATTCTGGAAAATTTAATATACTATCATTTTTAAAATTTTGTTACAAATATGATATGAATGATATAATAAAAGAAAAACATAATTTTTTAAACATTTTAACTAAATCTTATATATTATCTTCATCACCACTATCCCCATCATTTTGAAGTTGTGAGTCTCCCCATGGACCACGATCTTTATTATGGGGATTATGGGGATTATATGGATTTGGCTCCGGTCCATATGGATTATTATTTGGATCATAATTATTCTCCGGACCAAATGGTCTATCTGGACCATACGGACGATTTCCGGGACCGAATGGTCTATTTGGACTATATGGATAATTGGGTCCATTAAATGGATTATTATCATTATCTTGCATAGAAAAATTACGATCCCATCTACGTCCAGTTGCTACATATAAACCAAAAATTCCAGTGGATAATCCAATAATAGTAGTTACAAATGTTGATTGCGCCATAGTAGGTCCGCCTACAATATCTATAACGGAACAGGCTACTGTTTTTGCTTCTTCCAATGTTAATCCTGAATCTAATAAAATTTTTAAAACTCCTGCTTCACATTGTTCTTGAATATATGTTGGAATTGATCTATACCACATATATAAATTAAAAACTAATGTAGAATATAAAATTAAAATAGTTCGTGGTATAATTCTCCATGCGTCGAAACTTTCAGCTATAGCTAGTGATACATATCTAAATTTCATGATATATATTTATAAGAGATGATTAAAGAGAATTATAATGGCGTTTCGTGTAAATTTACCTTTTGAGGAAGCTAAAAAAATAGTTCAAAGTGAGCGAATAGAATCTGTTGCCCAATATAAAAAATGGCATAATTTAAATAAGCCTGCTGGAATACCAAAAAGACCAGATAGGGCATATTATAAAGATTTTACTACATGGAATAATTTTTTAGGGAATAATAATCCGTTTCCAATAATAAGAAAAACATATAGATCATTTATTGAAGCGCGGGCGTTTGCTCAATCATTAAATATATCTACTAAACAACAATGGTTAGATAAAAATGATGACGAAAAAGTACCTAATGATATACCACGCCGACCTGATTTATATTATAGAAATAAAGATGAATGGGTATCATGGGCAAACTTTTTAGGATTAACATTATTATCTAAAGAGGAAACAATATTAAAATTAAATAATATTTTTTATATTATTTTTAATCCCGGTTTTCAAAGAAATTATTTTAAATGTGGTATAACTAATGGGGGAATTTCATCTATAAATGATTATATTCATAAATCAAATACTAAATTAGTTTGTGCATATTTTGTTCCAAATAATTTTAATCCAGAAGAATTTATAATAAATTTAGGAGGAAATAAAGATTATGAACATAATGGATTTTTCTTTATAAATAATTTAACAGCTATTATTTCTAAATTATCTGTTAATTTTAATAAAGTTCCTGTTTAATTAATTTATAACATTTTTTGATTATAGGGATATGTAGTTCACGTCCAATAACCATAAATTCATCCAATTGCATCCATTTAGTATCTCCCGTTTCATAATGTGGAGTATTAAAATTTGTAGAATTATTGTTAATAACCTCAGCTATAAAAATATGATGATTATCTAAATATATACCAGCCTTTTTAATCCATTTTATATTATTTTCTATAAGACCTAATTCTTCTTTGGCTTCTCTAATAGCAGATTCTAATGGATTTTCTCCTTTATCTATTTTTCCCTTAGCTATTTGAAATTTATTCCCACCAAATTTTTTATTTGACGGTTTCATAAACAACATTATTATTTTATCATTCTTATCTTTATAGAACGGAATAATGCCCGCTCTTAATGTTTTATCCTTATATTCTTTCATATAGTTACACCTTATTTTATTACTAATAAATATTATTAACAAAAACTTGTTTTACAAGTATATTTATTACAGGAGTTTTTATTATGGAAACAAAATTTATAAAATATTTAGATTTAAAACGAAATGGGATTGCCGAGGAAGTCACTGTGGTCAAAGCTATAGAAGTTGGTAAAGATGAAAAGAATGCGCCAATTTATGAGATTTGGTTTATTAAAAATAGTGAATTAGATGATATTGATCAGCAAAGACTTCTTGAAGTTCTTCAGAAAAGTGCCAGAGTTAATGATTTTCAACCATTGTATTCAACATTAGCTGATATAACTTTAGGTAATGGAGTTAATGCATTAGATTATTTCCACCAATATGTTAAAATATTATATCCGAGTGGACAAATCTCTAAGCCTAAACGTGGTAGTGTATCAGTAGCTCCAAAACGCTCTCAATATACGTAAGAATATTGAATAGGAGAGACTTAAAAATGGATAGTATTTTTGTCCAGATTGCGAGTTATAAAGACCCGCAACTTTTACCCACATTAAATAATATAATAGAAAATGCTGAAAATCCTTCAAATTTACATATTGTTATTGCATGGCAACACGGATCGGGAGAAACATTAGAAGATTTTATAGAAAATGATTTTAATATTTTAGGATTTGAAGACCCATCTCAAGATATTGATGATTATAAACATATATCTAATGTTATATTTGCGGAAAAATTAAATTCAAAATTAACTATTTTAGATATTGATTATAATTCAACAAAGGGTGCCTGTTGGGCTAGAAATAAAATACAACAATTTTATAAAAATGAGAAATATACATTGCAATTGGATTCTCATCATAGATTTATTAAACATTGGGATAAAGAATCTATTAATATATTGGAATCTATTAGAACTTTAGAATGTAGAAAACCATTATTAACAGCATATATACCATCTTTTGACCCGGATAATGACCCAGAATCAAGAATTCAGGCCCCATGGAAAATGGATTTTGATAGATTTATACCAGAAGGAGCAGTATTTTTTAGACCTTCTACTATAGATAATTGGAAAGAATTAGATAAACCTATGAAATCTAGATTTTATTCTGCACATTTTTGTTTCACAGATGGGAAATTTGTAACAGAAGTACAGCATGATCCAAATTATTTTTTCCATGGTGAAGAAATATCAATAGCTGTAAGAGCATTTACGCATGGATATGATTTATTTCATCCTCATAAAGTAATAGCGTGGCACGAATACACCCGGAAGAATAGACAGAAAATTTGGGACGATCACACTACTCCAGAAAAGAAAAAAGGTATTATAGAATTAGATTGGGTTGAAAGAAATAATTTATCCCATAAGAGGAATAGAATACTTTTTGGTATGGATGGTGAAGACCCAAAACAAATTGATTTTGGAAAATATGGTTTTGGTACAGAACGAACATTAAGAGAATATGAAGAATATGCGGGAATATGTTTTAAATATAGAGGAGTTCAACAAGATACTATAGACAGAAAGGACCCACCAAATAATTATCCTTATACAACAGAAGACGCATGGCGAGAATCATTTTGTCGATCAAATGATGTTAGAATAATTTTCCATAGAGATGAATTAGGTGAATTAAAAGATGATTATGATTTCTTTTATGTGGGGTCTCATGATGAAAATTATGAAGAAATATATAGAGAAGATTTAACGGAACAAAAAATAAAAACATATTTACAAAATGAATGGTTTGACTTCAGATTAATATTTTTAGCTAATAAAATTCCAGTAACCTTTACTGTATGGCCACATAGTAAATCTGATGGATGGTTAAATAGAATGGTTAAAAATATTGACTAAACTATTGATTATTATGTATTTTATTGATATAATATAATAATAGGTAAAAATATCGATTAACATCTTGATTATTATGTATTTTAATGATATAATGTTATAATGGGTAAAAAATTATCAATAGAAGAAGTTAGAAAAATTGTTGAATCTAAAGGTGGAGAGTTAATTTCTAC